GGGCGGTAAATCATTAAATCCAATACCACATATATATAATTTTGTTCGTTTATGTGCAACATGACCAAAATCAAATTGGTCTATCTCTATTGTAAAACCACCAAACTCATCACAAAACATACCTACAGGTAATTCAGCTTCTTTAAATAATCTTGAACTTGCTGGATGCTCTAATACACCGCCATTTAATCTAACTTGAGCTAAAGCTAAATATGCTAATTGTTTTTCACCTTCTCTAGGATTTGCCATGTGAGATAATTGACCCCAAGCTCTACAAGGAGGATGAGCAATAACTGGCATTTTTTTGCAAAAAGTTCTTGCATCTCGATTAATGTCGTAAACTTCATATATATCAAAATCTTTATAACGACTATCATTCCTGGCAAATAATACAGCTATTTTATTCATTTTTTAATTTCGACCGTACAAATTGTATCGTTATGTGCGCCACCATGAGCTACAAGTAATATTTCTTGCAGTTCAAATCCTAATGTTTTTCCAATTCCACCACTATTCCATCCAAAAGATATAACAATACCTTTTGATTTAACAATTCTAGCTACTTCTTTTTTTCTTTCTGTATAAAAAGATGATTGCGTATCTTCCATGTGAACTTTACGACCAACATTTTTATAACATTCCGAAATTTGTCTTGGGCTATATGGTGGGTCAAATAAAACACCATCAATTGAATTATCATCAAATTGTTTCAGAAAATCTAATGCTTCTAAATGATAATCTGCTTCAAATTCAGTATTTAAATCATTTGTAATAGTTTTATTCTTAAATGGACTATTGCGACTAAATGGGTCTAACCATTTATTTTCATTTATATATTTATCAATTAAAATTTCTATAGGTTTTATAGAAAATGTATTGTGATTAGGCATAGCCCAAGCTCTAGTTATAATCATTTAGTTTTACTCCATTTTGAACAGCCCACGCAACAGCATACTCAATTAAACTTGAACCTCTTGCTTTAGTCATTAAAGCAGTAGATTCACGCAAGTTAATAAACTCACCTTCCAACCCTGCCACAATCTCGCTGCCTTCTTTAGTTGCTACAGCGTGACCTGATACTAGCAAAACTTTCCATTGTTCGGCTGTGCGCTGTTTACCCATCCACTCAATACCACTTTTTGCAATGTCACCACAGATTGCGTGAAACTTTGCGTTTTGTTCGCCAGTACGAGTCAGTTCATCAATAACAACTTTTTTTGGTTTTACATCATTAATTTCTAATGAACGGATGTAATCACAGGCATAATCAACAACGTTTGTATTTCGCAAAATAAATATTTTTTTCATTTTTTCTTAACCTTTTCGACTTGTTTTGGTTTTACATACGGGATTATTTCTGTATATCGTTTGTGTATATAGTTCTTAGTTTTTACAGTAACATTTAAGTTACCTTTGGCAATAAATTCACACTCACCAAATACATTTGTTATTTCTTTGATGAAGTCATAAACCTTTTGCTCATCTTCGGTCAATTTAATCTCTTAATGTTTAATGAGTCCAAAGTGACCTGTAAGCGTTTTCTATTGGCTTCACGTTCTTCAGCAGTAAACTTGCGTGGCAATCCAACGAAATCTTTATGAGCTTCAATGGTAGACCTGCATTGAGCCTTAAACTGGTCACAAGATGGTGCGTAATCATAGTTATGCAACAAAGCGTTCTTAATACGGTTAGGCGATATACCAGCCAGTTCCTCAGCCCAAACCTGTTTGGCATTAGCAATGCCAATATCAACACCATCTACAATCTGACCTAGTTTAAACTTGTCTGTAAATGAATTGCCAAAACGTCCGTGCAATCTCATAAATATTCTATCAACCCACTCGGCAGGTAACTTATTCATCATTTTTAACCTCTATCTCTTTAGCTTGGTAATAAGGGATGCCACTTGAGTTTGTAAAAATAGAACGAGCTGCTGCCATCGTATCTTCTTTAAATGATTTGGACTGTGGCTTATTAATTTGTGGTTCATCTTGCCAGCGACCATCATTAATGTAAGTTGCTGGATTTGGAATATATCCGCTTTTCCATTGGTCAGATATTACTTGCCATTGCAATGCTTCCAATACTTCAATCAATGGTGGCTTCTTTTTATTCCAAGCTGTTATAGCTTTATCTTTACCAACTTTTTTTGGATATGCTTTCCAAAAATCATTAAATTCATCGCTACCTAAAACGACCAATTCTCTTTTCTTCTCTTCTCTATCTCTACTCTTACTCTTCTCTGACATAGCATCTTGATAGCATGATGCTAGCGTATTGTCAGCATAAACAAAGTAACCCTTATCAATCAAAGGTTTAACTGCTAATTGAATATCTTTTTCAGTCATTCTAAATCTAAAAGCTAGCTTTTCAGGACTAGCATCAAATATACCATCTTCTTCACACGATGCTAGCAACCAAAGGCATGGTGCTATCGCTCTGCTAGCAACAGGCAAACTCCACCAATCAAAATCATCAAGAATATCACGATGCAATTTAATCCATGGAGGTGAACGATGTTTATAATGTTGGAACTTTTCCCAATTTTTAGGTATTAATTTCATAATGTGCAACCTTCATGTAATTCACGCTTGGCAATTAAATATGCTTCGTATGCTAATTCGGGAGTTTCAAATAATCCTAAATATTTTTTTACTTTGTTTGCTTGTATTTGAGCTTTCCATTTCCCTAAATTCTTTTCAAAATTAACACCCAAAAAATTAGAAGAATTTTTACTTCGAGGTTTTATTTGATTTTGTTGATTTATTTCACTTGTTACATCTCTTAAATTTTCAATCCTGTTGTCATGCCTTATGCCATTGATGTGGTCAATCATATTATTAGGAAATTTTCCATAAACATATAACCAAGCAAGGCGATGTGCTGCATATTTTTTACCATTAACTTTTATAGCAATATAGCCATGACTGTTACATCCTGCAATTTTATTTAATTTAATCCCATAACGCTTTTCAGTTTTCCAAGTAAATAAACCTGTGCTTGGATTGTAATTTAAAATTTCTTTTAAATACGATTGATTAATCATATTAATTCCTATTCAGTAGCGGGCTTGGTGATAAGCCAAGCAAGTAAAAACCACGCAGGAACGTAGGCGTAGTCTTTACTGACTCCGCTATTGAATAAAAACTACTTTGTAAATTTTTCAAGATACGCCCTTTATGTGGTGTTGGATTATCAGCCCAACACCTATAGATTATTGATTTATTTTGTGATTGTCAACTATTCATCTAAATTAATTATACGTTCAATTAATACAGTTTGAGCTGTAGGAATAGAAGAATCTTCTAATTCCATATCTAACAAATCTTTAATAAAATTAGAATTATCTTCTTGCCCCATCATATAAGCAGTAGAAAAACATACCCACAATGAACTTACATCTCGACTGTAATAAAAATCCTCGTTATTAGGATGCCGAGTTAAATTGTGACCTTGCTTGGCAGCCCACAATTCAAATTTAGTCCTAATATTTTCTTCTAAAATCATTATTTTTGTCCTAAGTTGGTTAAATATTCATTAATTGTTATAAAAATAGAATCATCAATTTTTTCATCATTTATAATTTTTCTAAGAATATATTTACTTATCTTTGTTTTTTCTTCTAAAGCAGAAATATTAAACACTTTATCTTTTAATAATTTTGCAATTCTAAGTTTTGAACTTTCAAAATCTATTATTGATTCAATTTGTTCTGTATTTAATTGTGATATTTTTTTAATTTTGTAATTTTTTTCTTTTATTTTTTTATCTTCTGCTCTTTTATTTTTAATATCATCAGGAATTTTTCCATGTTTACCGCCATCATAAATATTGGTTAAGTTTTCACCATTGTTTCTATATGTAGCAATTAATATTTTTTCAAGCTCATAAGCATTTTCTTCACTTAAATTATTTGCAACTATTTCAGCTTTAAATCCAAAACTATCAGCAATTTCATGCCAGTAATTATTTCTATCCAATGTTGAATATAATCTGTTGTTTTTTCCTTTACCAATATAAAAACATTCGTTTGTATCATTTCTTAAATGTTTATAAACATAGTATTCATTCATTTTATATTTTTTATCTAATTTATTAACGTTAAAATATTCTAACATTAGTTTTAATGTTTTTGTTAAAATATTTATATAAATTTATTAAATAATGCTATAATGAACTTATGCGTTACTTATGACGCTTTTATTAGGAGCTAAAAAATGTCTGTCGAAACTTTAGAAATTCAAAACATTACCTTTCACGTTTATTACGATTGCGAAGTTGAAAAAGACCCTTTAGGTACTGGTGACAGTCCTACCAAATATTACATCGAAATATTTTCAATTGAAGTTGGTGACGATACGCAAAATGTATCGGATATATTGCCAAACGTAATCATGAA